GGTTTGCTCCGTATGCCCGTTTAGCAGGAAAAGAATTTAATGGTGGAACTGTTAATGGCAATATTCCAGTAAGCCTTACAGATATTCCAAGAGGTGTATCTTTGCTAATTAATGGAACAACTGTTAGTGCAGAACAGACACCAAGCCAAGATGATTTGGCAGCAGCAAGTTACTATTATCTAGGTGGACACGAGTACACTATTAGTGACTATGAGGCTAACATTTTAATTAACGCTGGCTATGGCAGTTATGTGACTCCAGTATGAGTAATTGTACTTCATCTTGTAAGACCAAAGATCACGCCAGTTATGGCGAATGTTTAAGATCTAATACACCAATGTTTGTAGGAGTTAATCCAACCAAGACTGGTTGGGATCAAGACAAAGTTAAGAAGGATGAGAAGGAAATACAGTCTTATTGGGATGCGACTCGTCAAGGTATAGAGCCGCGCTCAACAAGGAAAAAAGATATAGATGCAGCAGTAAAACTATCCAACGAAGCCGGCAAAGCATTTGACGGTATTTCACTAACTTATAAGGAGTAACTATGCCAAACGTAGACGGAAAGAAATTCCCTTACACAATGAAGGGCAAGGCTATGGCTAAGAAAGCAATGGCTAAAAAAGCTGGTAAGAAAATGGTTATGAAGAAGATGGGTAAGAAGAAGTAATATGCCTATGAATAAAAAGAAAGTTGTTTCTAAGAAAAAGCCTATGTCATATGAGGATGCGTTAAAAAGATCTGGCAATGACGTAACAAAGATACCAGGAAATAGTCGCGGTAAAAAAGTAAGATAATAATTAAAACAGAATGAGGGAAAAATAATGAAAGATTATATGGAGTCAGAAGACTTACAGAAGTATCCAACACCTGAATTACAGTACGAAGGTGCTATGAAGTATTGTACCTATGAGTCAATTCAAACTGGCGCACCAGGAAAAATGGCTTAATGAAAAAAGCAAAAGGTACCAAGAAGGTCGCTAAGGTTATGAGAGAATTTAAAAAGGGCGAACTTAATATTGGTAAATCTGCTAAGAAGGTTAAGTCAAAGAAACAAGCGATTGCAATTGCTTTATCAGAAGCAGGAATGTCTAAGAGGAAAAAGAAATAATGGCATCCTCTGGTAGCTACAAACGTCACGATGGATTTAATCCAGTTCAAATTAAAGGTGGATGTGTAGTCCGTATGTCTAAGAATGGATCTATTAGATCAGTACTAGGAAAGTATGGAGAGTATGGCAAAGAGTCCGGCGTGGCAAAGAAAAGCAGGTAAGAATCCTAAAGGTGGATTAAACGCTGCTGGCAGAGCATCTGCTAAAGCACAAGGTATGAACCTTAAACCTCCAGTAAAAAAGGCTGAGGCTAAGAGATCACCTAAATCTGCTGGAAGACGTAAGTCTTTCTGTGGCCGTATGTGTGGAATGAAATCTAAATTAACCTCTGCTAAGACAGCAAGAGATCCTAACTCTAGAATAAACAAGTCCTTACGGGCTTGGGATTGTAGTTGTAGATGAAAAAGAAAGTAGCATTTTGGGATAAGAAGAACCCTAAGAAAACTTCTAGGAAATTAACACCAGCACAAAAGAGTGCTGCTAAGGCAAGAGCAAAGGCTGCTGGTCGGCCTTATCCAAATCTAGTAGACAATGCGGCAGTAGCTAAAAAGAAAAAGAAGTGAGGTAGCAGGTGGCAACAGGAGTATCAGGCACAACATTATTAGCAGAATTAAATCGCCTAGCAAATGGTGGCACCTACCGAGCATCTTCAGAAATGGTTGGTGAAGCACTAGCTGCTCGCCAATGGGCTGTGCAAAGATCAGTAACTACTAACCTTACAGATACTGTAGGTGTATTAAACGCTATTGATAGTCGTACTGATTCTAATAAATTCCTTGACTTTAACGGTGTCTGTAATTCTTTAGCATCTACTACTGGATTACCTGCAGCGCAAGCGTTGAGAGCGATCTCAACTTGAGTTCTAAATATAACTTGGTCTGTGACCAAGCAACCACATTCAACTTTGACTTTGTAATTAAAAATGATTCCACACCTTGGGATCTAACTAGTTATAGTGCAATTATGACAGTACGCCCATTTGTTGGTGCTACCACTACAACTGTTGTAGCAAGTACTGCTAATGGCAGAATAACTTTGGGTGGTATATCAGGCAGAGTATCTGTATTAATTGATGCCGCTACTACTGGTGCTATCGGTGCATCTCGCTATGTATACGATCTAGTATTAGATTCAGGATCAGAAGTAACTAGAATTTTAGAAGGTAAATTTATTGTGACGGGAGCTGTAACTATCTAATGTCAGAGACCGTAATTGTTGTAGAAAATATTACGCCACAAGTTGGCATTGCAGTTTCTAATGACCAAGGACCACAAGGTGTTCAAGGTGCCACAGGACCTACTGGTCCAACAGGAGACACTGGTCCTACAGGACCAACTGGTACTACAGGTGCCACTGGTCCAACAGGAGCGACAGGAGTAACAGGTGCAACAGGTCCAACAGGTGCTACGGGTTCTACTGGTGATACTGGTGCTACCGGTCCTACTGGTGCTACTGGCCCTACGGGGGATACAGGTAGTACTGGCCCAACAGGTGCTACGGGACCAACAGGTTCCACGGGTGATACTGGCGCAACGGGCGATACTGGGCCTACGGGTCCAACCGGTGCAACCGGTAACACAGGTCCTACGGGCGATACCGGAGCAACAGGTCCAACAGGTGACACAGGAGCCACTGGTGATACAGGCTCTACAGGGCCTACAGGGGCCACAGGAGCCACAGGAAGCACTGGACCCACAGGAGATACAGGCCCGACAGGGGACACAGGCGCTACAGGCGCTACAGGCCCTACTGGTGCAACGGGAGCAACGGGGGCAACTGGTGATACAGGACCGACAGGTCCCACTGGGGCTACGGGAGCTACGGGAGCTACTGGGTTAACAGGAGATACAGGACCTACTGGTCCTACTGGAGATACAGGACCAACAGGACCAACAGGACCGACTGGTCCAACTGGTGCTGACTCAACAGTTCCTGGACCAACAGGTCCAACTGGTCCAACAGGATCTACTGGTCCTACTGGACCTACAGGCGCAACAGGAGATACTGGTGCCACAGGTTTAACTGGAGATACCGGACCAACCGGAGCAACAGGTGCAACGGGTGCAACCGGTGCAACAGGAGATACAGGAGCAACTGGACCAACAGGTGCTACTGGTGCGACTGGTGCGACTGGTGATACAGGACCGACAGGCCCGACTGGAGCAACAGGTGCTCAGGGAGATAGACCAGGACTTCTTTACGAGTTCTCCACATCCACAAGCTCAGGTAATCCTGGTAGTGGTACTTTAAAATTTAATAGTGCAACTCTTTCATCAGTAACTCAGATTATACTTTCAACAACAACATCTGATTCATTAGGTGTATCTGATATTCTTGATTTAATTGATGACTCCACATCAACTAATAAAGCTCGTATTGCTATACGTAGTAATGCAAATGGTGATGCTAGTTTCTTCTCATTCCTAGTAACCTCAGTAACTACTCACGCTAACTACTATGAGATTAATGGTACTTACGTAGACGGTGCGGCCTTCTCAAATACTGAGAAGATAACCTTTGACTTTTATCAAACAGGTGATCTAGGTGCTACTGGTCCTACTGGACCTACGGGAGCAACTGGACCTACCGGTCCAACAGGTGATACAGGTGCGACAGGCCCTGGTGCAGATGCCCTTCCGATAGCCTTATTCCTGGGTGGAATGTAGTAGAATCTCACAATATGAGAATTGCTATATATACGATTGCCCTTAATGAAGAGAAGCACGTTAAGAGATGGTATGAGTCAGCTAAGGATGCAGACTACTTACTAATAGCAGATACTGGTTCAACAGATAAGACAGTAGAAATTGCTGAGTCTTTAGGTATTAATGTTATAAAGATCAAGGTAGATCCTTGGAGATTTGATGATGCTCGTAACGCATCCCTTGCTGCAATACCAGCGTATATTGATTACTGCATAGCACTAGATATGGATGAGGTTATAGTAAAAGGTTGGAAGAAAGATTTTCCTAAAGCTCTAGAGGCTGGTGTTACTAGACCAATATATAATTATGTTTATGGTTGGGATGAAAATGGTAAACCAGATCTAAACTTTGATGGTATTAAGATCCACGCCCGTAGAGGATATAGATGGAAGTTTCCAATCCACGAGGCGGTATCTCCTTATAAGATTCCTGAGGTTAGAGCAAAGATAGATTTAACAATACATCACTTCCAAGATAAAGAAAAGTCTAGAGAACAATATCTAGATATGCTTGAGATGGCAGTAGATGAAGATCCAAAATGTTCTCGTAGTCTTTACTATCTTGGTAGAGAGTATTACTATAAACAAAGATACTACGACTCATTACAAATTTTTAAAAGATACTTAGAACAATCTGAGTTCAAGGCAGAGAGATCTTATGCACTGCGAATGATGGCTAAGTGTGATCCTGATAATGCTGAGAAACATTTAGAGCAATCAATAGCAGAGTGTATTAGTAGAGAATCAGTATTAGCACTGGCTAATCATTACTACCAACAGATGCAATGGCCTGAATGTTTTAGAACTGCAACAAGAGCGTTAGGTATAACCGAGAAGCAAACAGATTTTATGGCTGAAGGTTGGGCTTGGGGGCATATGGCAGATGATTTAGTTGCGATAGCAGCTTGGCAATTAGGTGAGTGGAAGACTGCAATAGAGCACGGTGAGAAGGCGTTAGCCTTTAGTCCTGACGATGAAAGATTAAAGAATAATTTAAAATACTACAGAGAGAAGGCAAATGAGCACACTGGGTGAAATGGTTGATGAAATCAAATCCAACCTGCAAGGTTACACCTTGCGCCAAGATCGTATCAGTTATGTAGATAATAGTGCTGGTTTAACTACTACTAGTTCATCTATTACTCTCGGCTCTGCCTCAAACCTTGCTAAAGGTATTATTGAAATTGATGATGAACTTATATTTATTGATTCCTTTGATAAGGCAACTAATACACTTAACGTAATACCAGGATTTGGTAGAGGTTATCAAGGAACAGTACCAGCACCACACTCACAATATGCTCAGGTTACCTTGGCTCCTACCTTTCCAAGAACTGCAATTAAGAAGGCTATTAACGATACTATCAATTCTTTGTATCCTAATCTCTGGGCTGTAGCCTCATATACTTTTACCTTTAACGCATCAGTAACAACTTATGCCCTACCAGATGATGTTGAGGATGTCTTGTATGTATCTTGGCAAACTACTGGATCAAGCCAAGAGTGGTTACCATTAAGAAGATGGCGCTTAGATAACTTTGCTAACAGTGCAACCTTTAATACTAATGCTACTTTAAATATTTATGACAATGTTCAACCTGGTAGAACAGTTCAAGTTTACTACACAACAACAGCTAATACATTAGATAGTAATTCAGATGACTTTGCTGATGTTACTGGTTTGCCACAATCATCTCAGGATGTAGTAACTCTTGGTGCTTCCTATAAATTACTATCATTCCTAGATTCAGGTCGTATCAATCTTACATCTGCTGAGGCTGATAATGCCGATAGCAAGACTCCATCCACTGCTGGTGTTTCGGCTTCTCGTTACATCTTCGCTCTGTACCAACAGAGATTAAACGAAGAGGCATTGAAGTTGAAAGACAAGTATCCAATTCGCATACATTATCTACGGTAAGGAAGGTTAATGGCAACTCGTTTATTTAGTTCCATCAGTGTTCAAACAACACTAGCATCTACCATCAATGGTACAGCTACATCAATGACAGTAGCAACTGGTACTGCAACCACCTTACTTGGTGGAGTTACTCTAGTAGCAAACAGTCAGTTTACTATAGCAATAGATCCAGATACTATTAATGAAGAAATTGTTTTTATCACAGCAGGTCCTTCAGGAGATACCTTTACTATAAGTAGAGGTGAGGCAGGTACTAGCAATGTATCGCACTCAACAGGTGCAACAGTAAAGCACGTTCTAACCTCAGATGACTTAACAGCTTTTGCAACTGGTATTTCACCAGTACCTAATTTAGGATTCTCTGGTGGTACATCTGGTATAACTACAGTTCAAGCAACAGCAATTGCTGGTACTAATACCTTAACACTTCCTGCTGTATCTAATGATACCTTAGTAGGTAAAGCAACCACAGATACTTTAACTAATAAGACTTTAACTAGTCCTGTTATTAACAGTGCAAAAATAAATATTGCACTTAATGCTCAAACAGGAACTACCTATACCTTAGTCGCTGCTGATTCGGGTAAATTGGTTACCTCATCAAATGCTAGTGCGGTGGTTATAACTATTCCTCCTTCAATATTTGCAGCAGGTGAGATGGTAAACGTTCAATCAATAGGTGCTGGTTTAACTAGTTTTGTAGCGGGTGCTGGTGTAACCATTACATCTACCGGTGCTACCTCTGCTGCACCTATCTTACGAGCACAGTTCTCAGCTTGCACAATCATTTGTACAGCAAGTAATACCTTCACAGTGATTGGGGATTTAGTTTAATGGCAACCTATAAAGTACTAGCGCAGTCAGCACCAAGCGCTGCGAGTGCAACTACGCTATATACAGCAAGTAATGCTGTAATTGTATCTACTCTTAATGTATCAAATACAGGCGGAGCTGCCGATACTATTCGTATCGCTGTAAGACCAGCAGGAGCAACTCTTGCTAATGAGCATTATTTAGTTTATGGATTACAAGTTCCTAGTGGATCTATCTTTACCTTTACTGGTGGAATAACCTTAGCAAATACAGATGTTATTACTATCTATTCAACTACTGGAACTTCATCCTTTAGTGCGTTCGGAAGCGAGGCAAACTAGTGGCCGTAGGTATAACAGGTGGTACCGTATCAGCAAGTGCTGCGTTAGCATTTAATGCTCAGACTGGTACTACATACACATTCGTATTAGCAGATGCTGATAATAAATTAGTTACAGCTTCTAATGCTTCTGCACAAACTTATTCAATACCTACTAATGCAACAACTGCATTTCCAGTAGGAACTCAAATCAATTTAATTCAAATAGGTGCAGGACAAGTAACAGTAAGTGCTGCAACACCTGGTACTACCACTGTAGTATCTACTGGAGCTACTGCTGCTTCTCCAAAATGTAGAGCACAATACTCTGCTATTACTTTAGTTAAACGAGATACCGATTCTTGGTATGCGATTGGAGATATAGCCTAATGCCTATTATTGGAATTTACGCATCTCAAAATTATGTAAGAACTGTTACTACTTTATCTGTTGATTACCTTGTTGTCGCTGGAGGCGCTGGCGCTTATATAGGTGGTGGCGGTGCAGGTGGTTTACGCTCTACTGTAACTGCAACTGGTGGCGGTGGAAGTTTAGAAACTCCTTTGTCATTAATTTTAGGAAATTCTTATACAGTTACAGTTGGTGCAGGTGGTGCTGCAGCAACAGATGGTTCAAATTCTGTATTTGCAACTATAACATCCAATAAAGGTGGATCAACTGGAAGTAATGGATCTGGAAATGGTGGTGCTGTAACTAGCGGTGCTGCTGGTACTACATCAGCTGGCACTGCTGGTACAGCAAATCAAGGTTATGCTGGTGGTACTTCAACAAAATTTGGTACTACAAGTCCTACTTATTGGGGTGGCGCAGGTGGTGGCGGTGCAGGCGCTATAGGTGGTGCTGGTCGTTCAGATTCAAACCCAGCAACTTCTGCTGGTGGTAATGGCGGTGCTGGTGTTGCAGTTTCTATCAGTGGTTCATCTGTAACATACGCTGGTGGCGGTGGTGGATACAATGAAGGAAATACAACAAGAGCCACAGGTGGCGCTGGTGGTGGTGGTGATGCTGATAATTCAACTAATAGTGGTGGTACTGCTGGTGGCACAAACACAGGTGGCGGTGGTGGTGGAAGATCAACTGGTGGTGGTGGATATGCAGGTGGCTCAGGAATTGTAATTACTCGCTACTCTGGTACAGATCAAAAAGCAGTAGGTGGAACAGTAACCACATCTGGCGGAAATACTATTCATACATTTACTTCATCAGGAACTTTCTCTTTGGCTAAAGCTACTGGTGGAACAATTACTTACGATTCAACTAATGGTTTCTTTGTACACACATTTAACTCATCAGGAACATTTACTCCACTACAAAGTTTAGGAGTTGACTACTTAGTAGTTGCTGGTGGTGCTAGTGGCGGTGGCGGAAATGGTGGTGGTGGTGGCGGTGCAGGCGGTTTGCGTTCAACTGTAACTGCAACTGGTGGCGGTGGATCTTTAGAATCTGCATTAAGTTTAACTAGTGGTACTAACTACACAGTAACTGTCGGAGCAGGTGGAGCAGTAGCCACAGTAGATACTCAGGGAAACAATGGTTCAAATTCAGTATTTTCTACCATTACTGCAACAGGCGGCGGTGGTGGCGGAAATGGTGGTGGCGGTGCTGGTGACGCAGGTAAAAATGGTGGTTCTGGTGGTGGTAGTGCGCGAAACGCTGCTGTTGGAACAGGAACTGCTAATCAAGGCTTTGCAGGTGGTGGTTCTGTAAGTACTCCTAATTATGGAACTGGCGGCGGTGGTGGCGCTGGTGCGGTTGGTGTAACGGGTACTACAACTGTAAATGGTAATGGTGGTAATGGAGTTGCCACTTCTATCTCAGGTTCATCAATTACTTATGCAGGTGGTGGTGGTGGCGGTCGTACAGATGGATTGGCTGGAAACACTACAGGTGGAACTGGTGGTGGTGGTGCAGGAAACACTACAACTTCTAATGCGGTTAGTGGCACTGCTAATACAGGCGGTGGCGGTGGTGGTGCTGGAAAAAATACTATTGGTGGAACACAGTTTTCAAGCGGCGCAGGCGGTAGCGGTATAGTTATTGTTAGATACCCTGCAGCTAAAGCAACTGGCGGAACTATAACTACTGATGGAACTTATTGGTATCACTCCTTTACTTCAAGTGGAACATTTAAACCTTACCAATCTTTAACTACTGACTACTTAGTTGTAGCAGGTGGTGGGTCAGGCGGTTCAGATGCTGGTGCAGGTGGCGGTGCTGGTGGTTATGTTTATGTAACAGGTTCAACTATTTCAACTGCTCAAACAGCAACAATAGGTGCTGGTGCAGTAACTGCATCAAATACAACAGGTGGACTTCAGGGAACAAACTCATCATTTAATTCATCAACAGCCACAGGTGGTGGCGGTGGTACTACTGGTGGTGGTGGTGGTGGCTCTACTGGTGGTTCAGGTGGTGGTAAAAATGGTGGAGCATCAGGTTTTGCTGGTACTTCTGGTCAAGGTTTTGCAGGCGGTGGAGCATCAGCAAGTGCGCCTAATTTTGCTTGTGGTGGTGGTGGCGGTTCAGGTGCTATTGGTGGACAAGGCACTGGCACAGTTGGCGGCGCTGGTGGAGTCGGTTTGAATACTCTTTCATCTTGGTTCTCGGCAACTAGTTCAGGTGTTGGTGGTTATATTGCAGGCGGTGGCGGTGGTTCATTTGCTTCTTCAGGCGGTACTCCAGGTGCTGGTGGTTCAGGCGGCGGTGGCACTGGTGGTTCTACTGGAAATGGTGCAAACGGTACTGTTAATACAGGTGGTGGTGGTGGTGGTGGTTGGTTTGGTGGCCCTGCTTATACTGGTGGTTCAGGTGGTTCAGGAATAGTTATAGTAAGATATGCCATCTAACGAAAGGGCAATATGTCAAAAGACAATGTAACAAGTATTAAAGAAACAAAGAAAACCCAATGCTTCAGTTATGAAGTAGTAATGTTAGTTCATATTATTGCTGATGATGAAACCACTGCTAAATCACAACTTGATGAAAAAGGCGGAATAGTTACAAAGCGAGATGTTAAATTACTTAACACAGCAACTCTCTACGGAGAAGACAAGGATAAATAATGGCTCATTATGCAAAAGTAGAAGACGGTGTGGTGACACAAGTTATCGTTGCCGATTCTAAAGAGTGGTGTCAAGCAAATCTAGGTGGCGAGTGGATACAGACTTCCTATAACACACACGGTGGAGTGAACTCTCGTCAAGGCGGAGAAGCACTACACAAGAACTATGCTGGTATTGGTTATACTTGGGATGGATCAGGCTTTGCAGCCCCACAACCATACGCATCTTGGACAAAGAACTCAGATACTTATTTGTGGGAAGCACCAGTTGCTATGCCAACTGATGGCAAGCGTTACACTTGGGATGAAGCAACAACCTCTTGGGTTGAAGCACCAGCTCTTTAAGCAATAACAATTATTAATGACCCCGCTTCGGCGGGGTTTTCTATTTAAGGAGATCAATGGCATACGGCGATGATATTACCGAAGGTATCCCCTACGTACTATCCAATCCTGCAGGTGCTACGAACTACTCAGCTACCGGCGTTAACTATGATATGGCTATCGCCGGTTTGCCGTTCTTCATTGCAGCCTCTGATGAGTCACCTTATCGCAGAGTAACTGCAAGGTATCGTAAAGAGCAGTATGACCAGACCAGAGAAGCTGGTGAGCAATCACTTACTGGTTGGTGGTTTAGATCTCAATCAACCTTCCACCTTGGCGCAGGTATTAAATACTTTGAACCAGCTCAGGATGAGTCACTTCGTTTCCAGTTTGCAGAGTCTAAAGGCGTAGATGTATTTACTAAGGGACAGGCTACCCTACTTAATAGCACTGTAAGAATTTTAACTACTGCTAGTAGTACCGTAATTGTGGGTGCCAATGATGGCACTAATGACTGCCTAGTTACAACAGATGGCATTGAATTAAAGAAGATTACAATGAGCGCTGATACTGCCACCTCATCTACTTATACTCAGGCAGGAACTAAGTCTACTATCCTAGATTTAACTACTGATGGAACTAGATACTTTTTCGTAAATGGAACTAAGGTTCATCAAGGCGCTATTACTTCTGGCTCTAGTGTTATTGCTTACGATGCGCCATCTACAAATAGCGCTAGAATTAAGTATGTTAAGCAACGCTTAATCGCTACTATAAACAACAGTGTTTATGAGTTAGATGCTACCGCTACTGCTGGAGCTGCATTACCTACTGCTCACTATGTTCATCCACAGACAGACTGGACTTGGACCACTATTGCAGAGGGTCCTAGTGCTATTTATATAGGCGGTTACAGTCGTAAAAACTCATCTATCTATAAGATTACTTTAGATCTAACTAATGCTAACTCTCTTGGTTTCCCAGAACTTAGCGTTCCTTCGGTAGTTATTGATCTACCAGAGGGTGAGATCATTAATACCTTTGATACCTACCTTGGTACCTATGCAGTGCTATGCACTAACAAAGGTGTACGAGTTGGAGTTATAGGCAATGAGGGAGATATCTCTTATGGTCCATTACTATTTGAAGCTGAATGTAAAGATGTAACCTTTAAAGATAAGTTTGCTTATGTATCTACTAAGCAGGATACTGAGTCAGGTTTAGTTCGTATTGATTTATCCCAACCAGTAATTCCTAATAGCCTAGTCTTTGCTTATGCTTGGGATGTGTGTGCTGCTGGTGAGACTGTTACTGCTGATTCAACTGC